GTGGGAGAGCTCGCCGACCGTATTAAAGGTGCCCACCGTGGTCCAACTGCTTTCATCGGCTTTAATCTTAACCGTTAACGACTCACCAGTGGCCAACTTGCGGAAAGCCACCTTGATGGAGTCGAGCGTTTTGTCAGCAAAGACGTCGCCGAAATTGAATATTTGCGACTCATAGATAGAAGTGAAGGCGTAAGTAGCGGCGTCATTAGTCTTGTCAATGGAGCCGTCGCCGGAGTGAGCGATGAAGAAGTAGTTGGCGGCGGTGCCGAAGCCCTGGATGCCGTCGGTGTCGATATTCTCGTCAATAATGTCGAGAGTTAGGGCGAATGGGTAACTAGCGTTTTTCCTGCCAAAGCTCCAGATGCCTTCGGAGTACTCCGTGCCAGCTGCGTTATCCATTATTTTAGCAGCAAAGAAGAGCCGGTTGTTTTTGACCGCTTTGGAAGTGGGTATTGTTTTACCAGTCAGGGCTTGAGTGAAAATTTCCTTAAACACCTGGGCAGAATTAGCGTAGACTTGGATGACCATAGAACCCTTGCCGGCGCCAGTTGAGTTATTCAAATACCTATCTGTCACGCCAACTAAGTTGCTATCCACTGCTTCGAGCACCCGGAGCTCCCCTTCGCCCCAGTCGATGGTTTCAGCGAACAAATCGGAAGATAGGTTCCAAATGAAGACCTTGGATTCGCCTTTGTAGGTAGAAAGGGGTGAAGCGGCAATGGCCATGTAGGAGCCGTAGTTGGTGAGCGAAGTTATTTTATAGTTAGAGGGCACAGTCTTAGCCGAGTCGGTAATGGTGAGTGAAGGCGAAATGCGGACCAGCACATTGTTGTAGGCGAGGTAAGCGTTACCATCAGCCGCTACGATACCTTGGGCGACTGAAGTAATGGTCGCGCCGACTGTGGCGGCAGCGTTAGTGATGCTTGGTGTGCCAGAGAGAGCGCCCCATTTCCAAAGAGAAGTGGTACCCTGAAAGCCCCAGAGGTAGTCTTTGTATTCTAAAAAGCAGCCGTTAATAACCGCCCCGTTGCCCTCCGAGTTAGCCGGCAGGGTCCAGTTACCAGTCGTCGCGTCGGCTTTGTAGACTATTTTAGTCTTGCCGGTGCCGTTTTGACCTAAGCCATAGAGCTTGGCCGAGGCAGAAGCGTAAGCAAAGTCCTGCACTAGGTACTGTTTCATACCAGTTGAAGTCGAGCCATCATTGGTATCGGCCTCTAAAGACCTGTAAGGGATGAGTCTCTGCGGGTCAGTGAATATATCGAAGTGCTTGGAAATGATAAACTCATTAGCCGAGTTTTTGCGCGGATTATCCGAGATGCCGCCGGAGAAGTTATTGACTGTGATGGGTACGGTTTTGCTCATGTTTTTATGATGTAGTTGATAACCACAAATGGGTTAAGGATATTGTGTACCGTATCTGAACCTGTTGCATTAATCGTCGCGGCGCCATAACTAGAGTTACCTGCAGTACCAGCGCCATTAGAACCACTTGATTGGACGGCGTTCGAGGTGTGGGTGTGGGACGGCATTTCAGCATCTGTTAATGCGTGATTTTCTTCGCCACCAGTATTGCCCAAAGTACGAGTCGTAAATGTTAGAGTAAATGTTTGAGTACCGGTACCATCAGAAGAAAGTGAAATTGCTATACCGGCATTAGCATTGGCAACCGAAGTAGCCAAAGAGAACGTTAAGTTCCCAGTTTTAATGAGGTAGTAGGTAGTGTTATCGGATAGCCCAGTCATAGCACCGGACGGAGCAGAATAGAGCACCGCTTGACCGGTCTGGAACTCGTTGTTAGCCGCGTCAGAGAGGCCAGTTACCGTAATGACATTGGAAGCCCTGGAAGCAAAAGTGGCAACTTTAGTGCCGGTGCCAGCACCCATTGGTACGCGGTTACGTAGGTCGGGTAGATTAAAAGTGGTGGAACCATTACCTACACCAAAGGTAGTGCTGATGACTCCGAAGAGAGTGGCGTAAGTGGTGCGGGAAACAGCCGAGCCATCGCAGAGCAGGAAGTTGGCCGGGGCTGCCGAGCCAGCGTAAGGCAGGATGCCGCCGGTCGGTACTAGGTAAGTCTGACCACCTAAAGCATCGACATAAGCCCTGACTGCTTTTTGGGTTGCCACCTTAGAGTCCGAATTGGCTGCTAGGGTCGTATCGGTATCCAAAACAGATGTTTCTATCTTATCGGTATTCAAAGCCGAGAAGTTATTATTTATATCCGCTCTCGAATCGGTAATGCGGTCGGTTGCATTGATAGTAGTGATAGTGGTCATGGTTTTGCAATATTAGTAATAGAAGCAACAACCTTGCTCATGTTATCAATTAATTGGCTAACCTCCTGCCAGGTCTGAGTTTCTGTTGCCCAAGTGGTTGTAATGGTCGCCCAAGTCAGGCCGTTAGAGGCTTTGGTCGTATTGGTGAGACTAGTTGTTGGCTTAGAGGTATTAATCATTTGTTGCTCTGGTAGTTAATAGCTATACGTGGGCGTTGGTCTCGGTTGCGGTTACTGAAATACCTGACCATCTTCTCTTCCTCCATTTGTTTTTCAACTAAAAGGGGCTGGAGGTTTTTGAGGCCCAAAGTGAGGGCGCCGTCGTAAGCAGCGGCGATGACAAATCCGCGATGGAGAAGAGGCGAAACACCTGGGGTCTTTGTTGTATCAGAAGCAGTGAAGTAAGAAGGAGTGCGCTGGAAGTAGAACTTTAAGCCAGAAGCGACGGTAGCCGTCGGTTTGCGGTCAAGCCTGATTATGTTATCGGCGATTTTGTCGTAACTGGTTGGGATACCGGTCTCCACTCCGAAGTTCTCTGGGTCGTAATTGGGGTCATTGCGGTCGATTAGTGTAAGGGGAGTATACTTACCGTTTTGCAGAATGGAGATGCCCAATAAAGTGACAATTGGGTTAGCTTGTTCATCGGTCAGAAAGGAGTAGTCGGAGACGTTAATAGTTAGTTCGGCCGTGCCTTCCGGCAACTTTGAGTGATTGGTGTCATCCCACTGAAATCGCCTGTCAGCGCCCAGAGCATAGCCGGTTACTGTGTCGAGGTAGTTATTGACTGAATTGACTATTTTATAGGTCGGCCACTGGTTAGCGTCCACTCGCATGAGCGAGCGCACTTGCTGGACGATGCCTAGGTTGTTGGTGACGTCAGAGAAAACTAAACTCATATCTTTTAATTATCTGCTAAGTCCTGCCCTCGAAAGGGCAGAGTCAGCCAACAATTACATGGAGACGAAGGTAGCGTAGCAGGAGCCAGTTGAGGCATTACCTACTCCGTTGCCGTTGTCAGAATACTTGGCTACAAACCACTGGTTAGGCGCAAAAATGGTTGCGTCACCAGCGACTGAGCCGGTCGAGGAGGCGACAATGGTCGCCTGAGCGGAAGCAGCTACAGCGTAAGCTGAGCCGATGCGAGTGGTGGTCGAGTAGCGAGTCGAGCTTTTGCCGAAGTCAACGACGGTGGCGGAAGTGGAAGCCAACTTGAAGCGCACGCCAGCACTCAAGAGAGTGGAGGTAGCAGCAGGCGATTGTATGGCGCAGACAGTAGAAGTGCCAGTAGCCAAACTCATTGCCTTACCTTTAATATTGACACCGCCCAAGTTTAAGTTGGTGGCGTTAGGCGAGAAAGGCCCAGAGGAGGCGCCGAGGTCTTCTGATTTGACTACCAATTCGCGGTGGAACATGACCCAACCGCTCATCAAAAGAGAGAGCGCGAGGAGGCCGGCCGCGATAGGATGTTTAAGCATTTAGTTTTGCTTAGCTAATAATTATTTCTCCAGCTTTTCCTTTTTAGGAGCCAGGGCTTCCAGCTTCTTGTCGAAGTAGGCTTTCTTGGCTTGATACTTAACTGGATTCTGTATCTTGTACTTCTCGACTAGAGCCGAATACTCCTTGTAGGCAGCTTCGGTTGGCTGAGAAGTTATAACTTTTTTGACGATAGGCATAGGTGTGGTGCCTTCTAGGGGCTATCGGAAGTCTTGGAAATTCGGTGAGAAAACCACGACTCCCGAAAGCCCCCGGAAGGGCTTTTTGGGTTAGGTGATGGTGATGTCGAGGATGAGAGGTGCAACATTGGTCCAGACCTTGAAGCCAGCGTAGGCATAGCCTGCGACTTCTTTGCCAGTCTTGCCAGTCACTCCTTTCTCTTCCCACTTCGGTTCAAGAACGGAGAAGGTGGCGACACCCTTGATACCAGCGACCCTGTGGCCGGCGTTGGTCCAAGTCTTGGTGCCGGAAGCAGCAGTAGTGGTAGCGTCTACGAAAGTACCGTCAAGTACCACATAGAAGTCTACGCCGCCCAAGTGTCCGATTAAACCGTTATTGAGCGCCGCATCAGCGTAAGAGAAGCCGGTGCCCATCTGGAACTGCTGGAGTCCCAATGTGTCGCCTGCTTCCAAGACGAGGAAGACGCCTTTCTGGACGAAGTTGGAGTAGCCAGCCAATTTCGACATGATGGTCGAAACAATGACGGGGATGTTGGATGGAGTAGTGAAGCCGCCAGTCGGAGTGTCAAAGGCGCCAGTACCATCCTCACAGAGGTTGTTAAGAGCCCAAACATCCATCGAGGACTTGATAGCGTAGGCAATCTTTTCCTGCCTATCAGCCATCATGTTGTACTTAGAGAGAGTTTCCTCGAAATCCAGAATGTGCTCGCCGTAGATGAATTCGTCGGCGACGTTGAGGACCTCTTCAGTGACTGTCCAAGCGGAGACTGAGTAGGTGCCAGCCAGGGCCTGGGCTACGGCAGTAACCGTCGATGAGTAAGGGTTAGCGATATATTTCTCACCGGAGCGAGAAACATCGCAGATGGCGTTCGCGATGAGCGAGCGCTTGAGAATCTCCTGCAAGGTCGAAGCAAAGTACTTCTTCCTGTAGGCATCGGAGAATGTTGCAACTGTGGTTGCGGTATACGAGGCAGAGCCTATGGTGTTCATTGTGAATAAACTAGTAAACGAATAATTTTCACCGATTTATTCACCGAGTTTTTTACTTTCTTTTCTTCAGGTCGTACTTAGCGGCGATGGCTTTGTCGAGGTCTTCCAGAGCGGGAAATTCGCCTCGCTCCATCTTTTTCGCCAGCTCTTCGCTAGTGTCCTTAGTGGAGATACGACGACCGCTCGAGACATTGGCTGCTTCAGCGCTAGCTTTCTCTTCAATTTTCTTCGCCAAAATGGTTTTGACGATGTCATTGTTGAGGGCTTCAGCGATGGGCAGGTTAAGCACCTTAGCCGCTTTGCGCACATCTTCGACTAACTCCTTCGGCACCTTGGCTTCAACCAAAGCGTAAAGGTCGGTAGTCGAGAGTTCGTCTTTGTCGGAGCCTTTTAATTTCTTCAGCTCCTCTTCCGCCACTTTTCTAGCTTCTTCGGCTTTCTTGGCTCGCTCAAAGTTTTGAGACGAGACTTCAGCCTTATGCTTGAGGTCGGCTAGCTCCTCGGCAGTTAGAGTCTGCTCTCCTTCCTGTTTGGCGTCGGAAGTTTCCTCCTGGGTTTCTTGAGTCCCAGATGCCTCTGTTGTTTCATCCATATCTTTGTGGGTTTTGGCTCCCTAAAATTATTATTGAGTACTATTTTTCGACATGCGTTTGGCTACATCTTCAAGCGTCTCTTCCTCTTGGTTAGCCAAAAAGAGGATGGTCTGCAGCTGGGCTTCGAGGTGCCTGGAGAGCTTGATTTGGGAGAGGATGGCAATCTCCCTATCCGCCGGGGCCATGGAAACCATCTGGTCAAGGTTCTGCCACATGATGACCTCTTGCTGGCGGCCAATCGGCAGGTTGTAATCGTACTCAGGGGCAAACATCTTGCGTAAGAGCTTGATGTTTTCCTTGCCGTTCTCGCCGCCGAATATCGATTTGATGCGGGAGAGCTCTTCGCTTGAGAATTTATTTCGTTTGAGTTCTTCGTTCATTATTTTTTCTTGGTTACTTTCTTTGCCTTCTTGACTGCCTTGGCCTTAACCATAGGCATCTTGCCCTTCATGGGCTTCATCATCATTTTCATTATTTTTAATATGTTCATTTTGTTGCTAATTCACCGACATTAGCACCACCGACCATTGGTGTTGTTGGTTGCTGTTGGGGGGCTGGCAAATCGGACATCTGTAACGGCGAGACGGAACCAGCCATCATAAGGATTTTATTGAAAAGCATCTTGCCTTCAGGAGTAGCTAGAACAGCTTGCTTGGCCGGGTCAGCAATGGTCTGAAAGACTGTTGAGAGGGTGACTAAGTCGTCTTTGGGGTTAGAGGCTTCTTGAGTGACGTCTACTTCCACCTCCCACTCCAAGTCCTTAAAGACCTCGGCCCAAGTGACGTCTGGCAGTTCATCCGGCTTGAAGAAGCGGGTATTGCCCATCTCCGAGAGGGAGTCCTGCACTTGGCCTTGCACTGCGCCAGTCAGTCCCATCTGGTCTTGCACGGTCGGTTCTTCTTCGTTCAAAATCTTTTTAACCAGTATATGGTTAACGGTTTGCGTTGCTACGTTCTTAATGAACTTCTTATCTATCTTAGAAATATCGTTAGCTTCCAAAGTAGCCGAAACTTCCTTAGCTGTATCCATCTTTTTCTTCAAGAAGGGCAGGACGTATTGCCTGAGCATCTCTTCGATGTGGAGACCTTTGTTCTCGGTCATGAGCTCAAAGAGGGAGTGGTTCTCGCTTAAAAGAGCTTCAGTCAGGCGCCAAGCGGTGCCGGAGGGCGGGTTCTGGCCCATCATCGATTCGGAAACGCCGGTCACTTCGTTGGCGATAGACTTCCAGGCGGTCAAGAAGTTCTGCCACTGGGTCATGTCATGGGTGCCGTTGTTGATTTGGGTAAGCGGCTGGTTGACTGCATGGACCATGATGTCGCCGTTTTCGATAGCGACCAAGGCGTTTTGGTTATAGAAATTCTGGTCGGAAGTTTGGAAGATGAGCTTGGAGGCCAAATCGAGCTGGTCTTTCATCGCTTTAACCGAGTGGTTAGCCATCCACTGAGCCTCGAAGAGGTGCTCTACCGCGCCAATACCCATGGCTCGGCCGTCTTCCTTAATCAAATGCGTAATCATGTAGGGGTGTTTGGACTCCCGGCCGGCGTAGAGGGTGTAGTCGTCGAAGTCGTCGGCCTTGCCGGTCGCGACTGAAGCAATGACGTGCATCTGCTGAGTATAAATATCGGAGTCTTTGTCGTCGCCAGTGAGGTAGGAGAGGGGCATTTCGCCGTGCACTTCGTAGAGCTTAATGTAGTTATCCCGGTTATCTTTGTCAGTGCCATCCATAGTCTGCCTGGACTGAGTGGAGGAGCAGAGTTTTTTGACTATTTCCTGGTCGTAGCCTTTCTTTTTCCTTAACTGGGCCTCGGTTAATTCGAGTATCTCAATTGTCACATTGCCCTCGAACTCCACCGGGTCAATGATGAGCTTGTTCCAAGGCACCACCATGGCGTGGAGGCTGTTATCCTGCTCGATGAACTTGCAGACAGCCGAGCCGTAGCGGGCCAAAACCCTACCCCACTCATTTAGGAAAGCGCCGAAGTTATCGCGCCGCATCCAGTCCTGCAGATGGACGGAAGCCAGAAAAGCAGGGATGACTTCTTGAGAGGAGGCAGCCTTGATTTTGATGTTCTTGCGGTCAATATCAGTCGCTCGGTACCAAATATTTACGGCGGCAGTGACGATATTGAAGAAAGGTTTTTCCCGGCCTAAAGAGTCAACCTTGCCGCTAGTATGCTTAGAGTTGAGGTAGGCGTCTATTTTCTCAATGTTATCGTGCAGGTTGTACTCGACATATTTGGAAATATGGGTCGTGCCGTTCTTAAACTCGTCTTCGAGCTTGCGCACCAGCGCACCGACTGAACCGTTCTCTTCGATGTATCCTTTCATTTAATAGACCGAGTTTTTTAGGTTAGCGGCTGGTAATAGAGGAAGAAGCGACGCCAACGGTAGTGTCTACGGTGACACAGAGACCGCGCGAGAGAGCGACATCAAAGGTATAAGTACCGGCGGTTACACCCGGGAAGGAAGCAATGGTAGTAGTAGCATGATTAGAGTGTGGACCTGTAGTAGTAGCATCGTAAATGTTTATAACTGCGTTAGAAGTCTTAGTGATGACGACGGAACCGAGAGTGCGGTTGTTGACTAACCCGGGCCGGCACTGAGAAGTGGCAATGGACCAAGTAGCGTCAGTCGTAGTGGCTTTGTATTCACCGCCAATCGGGGTCGAACCTAAAGCTGGTCGCTGACTCAGAACAAACATTCCTATTAACACCAACAAAGAGGCGAGGTAAATTTTCATATTAAATTATTAGCTCATTAAATCTTCATTATTATAACATGAAGATTCCTAAAATAAAAAAGTCAAGCAGGTTATCCACTATTTAGTCGAATTTAGATACTGGCGATTGCGTTTCAGGGCGAATTGGGAGCGGAATTTTTCCTTTTCTTTGTTCTCTTCCTGGTAGACGAAAGGCACATCCCAAAAGGCGAGCATCATGCCCATCACCCGGTCATCGTGGTAGCCAGTCTGCGCCCCGGCTCCCTTCTCCATAGCTGAATCGGTGTATATAAAGGTCTTAAGCTCATTAACCGTTTCGCTATCATAGACTTTAGGGAAACCTTTCTGGAAAAGAGTCTTCATATTCTCTATGAGCTGGGTTTTGGTGGCGTGGGTGGTG